ATGAAACCAAATTATGTAGGAACAATTCATAAAATTAAGGTATTAACTACTTATCCAGAAATGTTAGTTCGCTTTTCTTTGCAGACTCAAAAAGAGACTATCAACTGCATTATTTCTAAAAAAGAATTGGCGGATGAATTACTCGTGTTACCTGATGGCACAGAACTTGCTGTTTATGGTCACTTAAACAAACGAAAGCAACTTGTAATTGATAAAATGCTTATAAGGAGATGTTTAATAATTCCATAAATGACATTTTTTACAAATAACCGTCTATGTAGTCTAATTAGTAAGAGAAGTATGTTGGGCTAGCCAATATGCCGAGGAGTGTCTGAAATAAAATTCAGGTACTCTTTTGTTTTTTCTACCAAAATGATATTATGTATATATATTATTCGGAGGTTCATTAAAATGGAACTGCTTTTAACAGATGAACAAGCACAACATCTAATCAAGATTTTCAAAACAACTTTGAAGCGCCATGAAATATATTTATCAGAAAATTCGAATGGAATTATTATATTGAAATCATTTGAAGGCAAACATGAATTCACTTTAAAGTATCATTTTTCCCTTAGCAAAAAAACTATACATTTTATGGATAATGATACAAAGCACACTCTTTTTAGAGTTCATCTTAGTAATGGTTTTCATAAAAATGCTGATGGTGAAAAAGTATTTGGAAATCGAATAAACATATTTTCTGAAGAAGAATTTTATGCAAAACGGGCAATGGGTGATTCATTTACACATTATAAATGCTTTCCGCTTCCTTTCGAAAATATTTCTAATACCGATGATTTTTTCGAACTATTTAATAGCGTTTGTCAGTTTGCAAATATTGAAAAACAAGATAATATAATAATAGAATTAGCTAATCAAGAAACTTTATTCTAAAATAGGAGGGGATTATATGGACGCGAAAAAAATAGCAACAAATTATATTGATTGGGTCAAAACAAACTATAATTTTAAAGATATTGATGAAAAAGGTTCCATAGATATCCAAACCCCCTATTTAGATAACTTTGGTGATAACATCTCATTCGTAATAAAAAACAAGGATGGACATCTTGTTATTTCAGATGAAGGTTATACCGCTTGGAACTTGGAAAGTCATGGAATTTATATCTCAAGAAGTAAAACATATAGAAACAATATGCTTAAATCTATTGTAAATTTTGAGAATGCTAGTTTAACTTGTAGTAATGAAATTTTTAAAAAGTTGGATTTAAAAAATCCTGGACAAACAATACATGATATGACCCAAATACTTATAAAAGTCAATGACTTAACTTTCATTCGAAAGTCTGTAGTCTCTGAGCTATTCTTAGAAGAAGTTACAAGTTACTTTAATGATAATCCAAAAGAATTTAAAAAAATACCAAGTTTCTCAATTACCGGTAAATCACAACTTGGCCACAGAATAGATTTTGGATTCATAACAGCTGAAGGAACAAAATTAGTAAAAGTCCATAACTCACTTCGAAGAAACACTATCGAAAGTGCTATTGCTACTTTGGTTGATACTGCTGAATACAGACAAAAATACTATCAAGAAGCTGAAAGCCTTAATTTACTAATTGGTGATCTTGACGTTAGTAAGAGTGCTACATTAAACAACATTGAATCTTTAAAAGAATATAACATTGATGTAATAGATTTTAAAAATAAAAAAGAAGTGAAGGAAAAATTATCCTTTGGATAATTTCCCTCACTTCTTTTTTTATAAACATAACAGGAAAATAGACTTTCAATATAATAGAAGTCTAAGCATGAACACCTTTTATGGACCATACAGGACTCGAACCTGTGACCGAACGGTTATGAGCCGTTTGCTCTAACCAGCTGAGCTAATGGTCCAAGTAAGAACCACCTTATTGGGGATAAAATAGTTCTTACTGGTTATAGCTTGATATATAATAATTTTACTTTACTGATTTTCAATTTTCAACAAAAAAACGACCGTCTTATTGAGAAAAGGCGGTCTGCGTGAAAAAATAAGAGTTTAAATATGTATCAATATTTTACAATATCTGTTTTTTGAGTTCAATATTTTTATGTAAAAAAAGCCGCCTCATTGGGGTAAGGCGACAAGAGGTAGTAATAAAATGAAAAATAAAATTGTTTGGTAAAGACATTTTACCGCTTTCTTTTTTGAATTTCAACAAAAAAATGCACCTATCTTAGGACTTGGAAAAAGATAGGTGCACCCTTCTTTTACTCTCATAAAAGAAGGTCAAATATGGAAATATCAAAAGGTAACTATATTTTAAATCAGATATTTTTTATTTTCAACCGATTTTGCAAAAAATCAATAGCTCAATGTTTGACCAGGATAAATCAAGTTAGGATTTGCTAATCCGTTTAATGTAGCTAAGGCTTGATAAGTAGTACCGAGTTTGGCTGCAATACTAGATAAATTATCGCCGTATTTAACCGTGTAGACATTACTTGTTGCCGATCCATTGACTTTCAAAACTTGACCAGGGTAAATAAGATTTGGATTTGTCAATCCATTTAATGCAGCCAATGTTTGATAGTTTGTTCCGTATTGATAAGCAATGCTTGATAATGTTTCGCCGTATTGTACCACATGAGTCGCTTCTGGTTGTTTATCAGGAACAGTTGCCGCATCTGGCAATAATTCAATATCACCTTTGCTAATCCATGACAAAATGCCTTCTAGCAATACTCTACTTCCAGTTACTTCTTGCACTTTATAGCTGTTTCCTTTTACCCATTGCGGAATAGCTTCACCAGTTGCCCAAGCATCTACATTAAATTTTACTTTGACTGTATCGCCAACTTTAACATCAGAACTTGGTGTATTTTCTACTTCTTTACCTGCATCAATTGCTGGAGTTTCGGTTTCTGGTTTGTCAGTTGCAGTATACCCGTTATCAGTAATACCTGTTAAGTCTACGTTACCATCTAACCCACCAGCAATATAAGTGGATGTAAATTGCCAAATTCCAACACCATCCATACTTGGGAAATATGCATACAATGGTTCTGGCGTTACTTCATAGCTAGGATAGGCAGCAATCCATAAAGAATTAGGGAACTCTTTAATAATTCGCTGATAGTCCACATATTGTAACGTAAAAGGCTTGTATGAATAATACATTGGTGTATATCCTGCTTGTTTGATACGACGCATACCATACAAAATCGTTTCTGTATTTGCGTTTACGTCAGAACTAGCGCCATGTTCAAAATCTAATGCAACGATGGAATTTTTAGGCGTTTGAATACGTGGCAAAAAGTAATCCATTGTTGTTTTCGCAATGTCCATGTTTCCCCAAGTGTCATACCAAATATAGGTATGCGCACGTTTACCTTGTGCAATAGCACTTGCTACTTGCGTTTTATATGTGTATTGTTCATAAATCCCACTAGCGTTGTATCCACCAATTTGAGCGATAGCGAATTTGTCGTGTGCATACCCAAAGCGACCTTGTTCACCTTGGTAAATCGCCCAATCCACACCTTGATCGCCTTTAGCAGCAAATACGTTTAACGGTGTAACTGCTACCAATGCTACAATAATCAACGTCACAATTTTTTTCATAAAGTCACCTTCCTATTTTTTATTTTTTAAATTTTTTATGAAATCTTCAAATAGTTCCGTAACTACTCCCATCTTCTGATAGTTCTCAAATATCGATTTAATTTCCATCATCAGATAGCCCACATACAGAACATATAACAGCCCCACACCAGCGCCTCCAGGTACCAACGGTGCTAAGGGAATGAAAAAAAGCAGCAAGACAATACTTGCTACTTTTCTTAATATTCCGTTGATTCCTATTTTACTTTTAAACTCAATTTCTGGATTTATCTTGGCTGCGATAGTACCACTAATAAAATCAATAGTCATTGCAATGCAAATCAACATTAAAACATATACCGCTTTATGCTCTTGATCTACTACGAAACGTTCTAAAAAATCAAATACCGCCAAAACTACTTCCCTACTTTCCGACAATTTCTTTCGCTTCTTTTTCTGTAATGCAAAGTGGGACAAACTCCATTACTTGTTCATCTGTAAAACAGCCCCAATCATACATCATTTTAATATCATCAAATGTAAACATTTTATTCCACTCCTTCTGCTAATTTTTCGTTAATTTCTTTTACTTGATTGGTTAATTGATTAATCGCAAGCATTGATTTTGCACTAATTTGCGCAAAATTATCTGCTTTCTTCGTTACTTCAGAAAGCTCTTTTTTTAAATTCATGTCATTAATCATAAGTTTTGGATTCAATTGTTTTAATTCCGCATTTTCTGCTTGTAATACTTCAATGTCGGTTGGTGGTGCTGGCTCTGGTTCTGGCACATTGTCAGGATCGTATATTAAGCTTGTTCCGTCCCAGCGATAATTAAAGAAATCTGTTGGTTCTTTTTCTACTTCAATCTCCAATAAATCAGGTTGTTGGATTAACGAATAGCCCTCTAAAAATCCTTCTTTGTTTACAATCCAAATTTTCATGTTCTCTTTCCTCCTACCATTCATAAATTTCTATCAAGATTTTGAATTTGTTCGCAGCGTTACCATTCAAATCATTCCCTTTTATATTAGTATCTGTAATGTAAAGATACTTCACTCCTGTTTTTGTGCCATTGTAATTTGCTGTTGGAAAAACAATACCTGTTGCGCTATATTTTTTTACATGTCGTTTGTGTACAAATAAATATTGGAATTCTGTTTTTGTTGAAGCATCGTTTTCCGCATTTGTAAAAACTAGTAACCACCCATTTGCACACTCACTAAGTTTTTTCTTAGGTGTTACTGTTTGCGAACCATTCATAAACCAACCACCAGACCACAACTCATCTGTTGTCGGTACCTTTAAATACGCTTTATCCGTCTCTGCTTTAGTTGGATAATTTTCTAAACCATCGACAGCTTCTACCACAGTTGCCATTGCTTTTGGCTCATTGTTTTCCATTAATTGAACAATATCCATTAAACTTCACCCACCTTTTCAAATGTGAAAACTGGCAATGCATCCAGTTTTACTTTATCCGCTTTAGACATTAGACCGTCTTTTTCAGCAGTAGCATTACTTGGTACTGTTGGGATAACAGTAGTATCAGGCAACGCTTTTACGTCAGCAGCATTCAATATAACTTCGCCTGTATGACCATTTACAGATGAAACAGTACCTGCTCCAGCATCACCAAGTTTTGCATCTACAAATTCATTTAATCCAACAACACCAGTTGTACTAGTTTGTACATCAATAGCTACGCCGTCTTTTTTAACTACATATAAATCAGGCATTTGATTCTTCATCTCCTTTTACTTTTTCAAATTCCACACTAGAAACACCTAGTTTACCTGCTTCATAATCTGCGATGATTTGTGTGATTTTTGAATATTCTTCTTGAGATATCATCACACCATCTTTAGGTAAATCTAAATCTGCACGTGTAATAATTACTGGACCTGATCTTCCGTTAACAGATGAAACCATCGATTGCCCGCCCATTATTTCTGATAATCCAATGATTGCTGATACGTGTGTCATCGGAAAATATTGACGTTTAATGCCTTTTTCATCTGTTTCCATCATTCTTTTTGATTCAATCATTTACTAACACCCTCAATTCTAAACGTGTTTTGTTTTTCATCATCAATTTTAGCAATAATCAATGCGCCATCTTTCATCGGACGGTTAACATTACCAATTACTTTCACTTGATGATTGGTTGAAAATGAATCATCTTGAAGAATTTCCAGTGTACTTACATTGCCATGTTTTAATGTAAATAAGCGTTCCTCTAATCTCTGATACAAATAATCCATATCAGCCAATAAACGCTCTGAAAGTGAATTATGGCGCACTCCTTGTATGTCTACACGTGCATCCATTAATTCGGCTAACATTGTGCCGCCTGGATCAACAGTTTTTAAAATATCTTTGATTGATTCAAACCATGAAGTGAAATCTGTTTTTTGCGCATCTCGCCATGCTTCGAACTCTTCTTTTCTGGCATTCATCCAATCAGTAAAATCGCCTTTGTTTTCATTGATAAAAGCGGTCATGTCTTCGATTAAATCTTCAATGGACTGCCAATAAGAACCCATTTCGCCCTCTGTTTTCGAAGCAGCATTCACCACAAAATAAGAGAAATTCTGTGTTGAACCGATTAAATTGTCGCCTTTGTAAATACTAAAATAAGCTTCTTGTCTGTGTAACGACTGCATAGAATATTCATCAAAGGTATACTGAATAATCCCTTTTTTGGCATCTATGATTTTTGCTGCTCGTTGAATCGGGAATTTATTATTAATAATTGACTCTAAAAAAACTTTGCAGAGACTTAAGTCTAACGGCAAAGCATTTTCTACAATATTTACTTGTAATACTTCTGTGTTCTTATTCCCTTGCCGTACATTAATAATACCGACATAGTTGTAAGGTTCGGTTGTACTTAGCGTTGCTTGCCATTTAACCATTGAAAAATCCTCCTCTCGTTATTTTGGTGGAATAACAATCGATTGAATAGAATTAGCAAAATATAATCGGTTATATTTTGCGACAATTTGTCCTTGCTCGGCATTCTGTTCTATCGTTTGGATACGTCCGTTATTTAAGCCGTAAATCACGCCCGTGTGACCATATGTTGGGTCTACTGTCCAACCTGTTCCCCATTGGCCACCTCGTCTAATATTGACGATTGCTCCTACTACTAAATCTTGATACGTTGGATTTTGGATTACTCGCCAACCTACCGCATTCCAATCATATGCTTCACCAATATCTGCAGCAGATGATGTATCACCAATTACATGTGAAAAGCCATAAATTGTTCCTGCACCTAAACCACAGCCGCCCATAAAACCAGAATATTCGGCTGGAACGGCATAACATTGCTCATTACCAAGCCATTTGCCCATTAAGGTCTCCAAATGTTCTATGCCAGCTTTTCCTGTTGCAGTAGAAGCTTTCAAATCTTTGAATTTGTCATACCATACTTGTGCATAGGTTTGTCTTTCTGGATGTGCTGCAGCTGGACGTTCAAAGTTTAATTCAAACGCATAAGCAGCTGTTTTAGGCGAGCTGACAACTTTAAATTCATCAACTGTTAATGGACTTACTTGTCCTAACCATTGCCCATTGAACATACACCAATTAATTAATTGAGCTTGGGCTAATGACGTCCTATAGTCTTGTTTGATACCTGCAGCTGCGATTAAGCGTTGTACATATTCTCGGCCATTCCAAGTTGGTGCGCCTACCAATGGATATGCTGAACCGTCCCATTGAACCCATCCGTAAGCTGGACCGCCTATTTGTTCGGTATCTGGGTTCATACTTGGACCAACTTCTCCTTGTACATTTCCGAGGATACCTGCAGCTGCTGCTTTGCTGTATCCGTTAGCTAATAGGTAACTCCATAAGTCCCAAGCAAATTTATCTGCATCGCTTGTAACTTCGGATGGATAACCACCTGTACCAGCTCCAGAACCGCCACCACCATTTTGACCAGGTATAACTTCTTTGCCGCCCACAATCAATCGATCAACTGTCAAAATTGCTTTACTTCCATTTGGACCAAAAAAGTTAAAATTATTTCCAACAAAAAACTGTGTAGGACCAGTAATTAAATGTCCTGTACCTGATTGGTTAGACAAACCAATAATTTTTTGGGGATTATCTGCGACTAATAGTAATGAATTCCCATCAGAAACTACAGGATTTCCATTTTTATCTGCTAACCCTGGAAAAGGATTTCCCTTTGTTCCCATCGTGCCAACGTGACTATTACCATTCCAAAACTCCATCCCTTTTTTAGTTAATTCCATGATTTTTTTCTTATTATTCCAAGCTTGTAAAGTACCATTTACCATACGTAAAATATCTCCACAGCTATTAAATGATGTTTCAAAAATATTAGATTTTATTTTGCCAGCTCCTATAAAGTCCGCATTCAATATTCCATTAATTCCCCACGCATTTTTAAATGGACCTTTCCAACCAGTTCTTGAGAATCCAATTCCTTTGTTATTAATTGCAATCACATCTTTTGCAGTATCCGTGGATTCCGTATCTAAGTAATAATGGGTATTAGGTCGATTTTTAGGATATTGAAGTATACTTCCACCTTCAACACCGTTAATCAAATTAGTAATATAATCTACAAAATCACTCATATACTCTTTTTTTGTCAATGTTTTTATAGCTTCTTGAAAGTCTTGACTTTGCTGTTTATAAAAAGCAACTTGGATATCTCCCGCAGTGATTTTTATTGTTTTTTCTGCTAAAGCATCATAGACAATTCCTGTAACTTTCGTTTGAATGTCAATATCATAAAGCTTGTGGTATACAGTGAATGTATCGAATAAATTATAGTTACGCATCTTAGCAAATTCTTTTGCTTCTTCTGAATCTGTAAGTTTCTCAATTTCTAATTCAATAGAAACTTTAGGCTTATCACTTCCCGGATATAATGTAGTGAAGTATTTACTTGCCACTTTATTTAAGCTAGCTATATCTTTTACTCCTTGATCTTCAGTAAACTGAATGTATTGAGCGTAAACATCTGGATACTTACTGATATATTCGCTTTTAACTGCATTTCCATAAATCCGTTGAGAAGTTCCGTCTGCTCCACTTTGAAGCTCTGCAAATGGCAAAACTTTAGTAACAATTGATTGCCAATCAAATTTAATAGTTAATCCTTTTAATTCTTTACCATAACGAACAGTTCCAACGTTATCTCGTCCTCTACGCTTTAGCAAAGATAATTTAAAAGACTCTCGTTTTATTTCTCCGCCCCAGTATTGAAGTAGAGAACCTTGTTCCCCTGCAATACAATTCAGTACATTTCTAGCTTCAAATGCAGTGCTAGAAGCTGTATTTATATCAGAATATAGTTTGATATCACAAGGTTCGTCCATATTCTGTTCGATTAATTTCATTGCTTCTGAACCATTACGATTATCAACTGTTACCAGCCTCACTTGTCTGTTTCCTAGCTTATAAGTACGAGATTGGGCATAAATAACAATGCTATTAGTAAACGTATCTTTAAACGTTTGTTTGATCTCAAAAATGTGGTATTCTTCTAAGTCATTTGGTTTTGCTTTAATTTGATAGCCATTTTCGAAATAATCACTAAATCTGCTAATCGCTGGATAGTCCATTTCTAGTTCATATTTTCCGTTTGCTTCTTCAGTGATTTCGCAACGTGTCGCATCAATAAGACGTCCTAATCCATTTGTTGAAAAATCTTTTTCTCCAGGTTTAAAAATAACTGGAATCAAACCTTTCGCCTCCAATTCGGCTGAACCTTAAACTCTGTTACTTTACCAGTCCAGCGAAAATTATTCTCTCCACATTTTAAAATCGGATAATCTTTAAAAAGTGTTTTATGATCCAAGATCTCAAATGCTCCACCTGATTTTCTATAAGCTTCTTGTTTTTCTGAATCTATAATGATGTCACCGTTAATTGCTTTTAATGAATATGATTGATTATTGATAAAAAAAGAAATATCCCCAGACCCCAAAATCTGAATAATGGGTTCTGAAGGATATTTTTCTGTATTGATTAACTGATCAGGATTACTTATCCAATATTGGCCAATACGATTTTTCTTAAAAGGTCGGATACTTACAGTAAATTCAAAAGGAATTAAAACCCCGCTTTTTCTTGTTCCTGTAAATTTTGGTGGACTCGTTACAATCGCCTGATAAATATAATGCTCATCAAAATAGACAATAAAATCAGAATAGTTTCCCATATCGAGCCAAAAGGAAATTTCATCTTCTAAAAAAGAAACTTCTTGTAAAGTATTTGCTTTCGCATAGCATATAATGGTACGTTCTACATTTTTATAATATGCAAAATCAACGGCTATTGAATCATTACCCATTCGCTCCCTAAGCTCTACCACACGTCCTGCAGATAGTCGTTCAGGTCTTTCTCTCATAAATACATTGAATTCAGAACTATGTTTTCCATTAAGAAAAAACTGTCCTCTTTTAAATTCCACCAAAAGCACCCCCCGTTGCATCACTATCTCTATTTTTAACAATTTGAATATACTTAACGAGGTCTTTAGCCATATCCATTAATTGTTTTTCATTTAATTTTCCCATAGCTTGTACATTGATATTGAAAGTATCACCGCCAATATTAGTCGTAGCATTACCTTTATTTTTAGCTAAGCTTTCTGTTTGAGCTCCTTGTTGGTTGATATATCTGCCAGTAGTATAAAAATTTGGTAACTCTGTTGGTAAATCGGTCATTTTTTTCACTGATTTGTCAAGCGTTCCTTTTTCTTGGTCAATACCAGCTACAACACCTAATACAATATTTTTACCAATCATATCCCGCATCCATCTTGAAGGTGAATGAATGCCTAAAGCACCTTTGATTTTTTCTTTAATATTACCAGCAACTTCTTTAATTTTTTTATTCACAGCACCAATCATTGAACCAATACCGTTAACTAATCCTTGGATAATATTTTTACCAATTTCAAATAAATCGATATGGCGCATATCATTAAAGGTTTGCTTCACATTTTCAACTGTATCACTAACGCTTCTTTTAAGATTATTCCACGCATTTTTAGCACCTTGTACCAAATTGTTGAAAATATTAACTGTTCCCTGTTTTAAGTTTTCCCAACCGTTAATGATGCCGTCTTTTATACCTGTCACAAGATCAACAATCCACTGTTTAAAATTATTCCAGGTATCTTTTGACCATTGAACAGTTGCGTTAAATGTATCAACTGTGCCTTGTTTTAAGCTATTCCAACCATCAATTACACCATTTTTAATGTTTTCTACTGTTTCAAAGAACCAAGTTTTCAAACTTTCCCATATTCTAATTGCTTCAAATTTAATATTTATCCACGTTTCGATGATAGAATATTTAATTTCAATCCAAACGTTGATTGCTCCATATTTAATGTCAATCCAGAGTAAGGTGAAAAATAACTTCACATCAATCCAAATCTTTTTAATTGTCAACATCAATCCATTAAAAATAGAAGTGACTGAATAGGAAATAGCTGTAACAGTGTTATAAAAGATATTTTTAATCCCGAACCAAATAGTCTGAGCAGCTTCAGCAATATTATCCCAAACGGCAATCATGTTTTCTTTTGCCTCTTCCCATCCACCTGTGATCATTGATGTAATGAAAAGAATTGGAGCTAATAGAACATTTTTTAGAATGGTGACGACATTTTCAGCGATCATTTTGACATTTTCAATGTTCGCTTTCATAGCGTTAACAACCATTTTAAACGCATTTTTGATTCCTGTTACATATGGACCAATATATTTCCAAACAAAATCAAATGCTGTTGTGAAAACATCTGATATTGATTTTCCAACACCCTTAAACCAATCTTTCACATTATCAAAGCCATTTTTGAAACTTTCTCCAACACTTTTAGCACTGTCAGCAGCACTTTGTTTAATATTTTCCCATGTATTTTTTGAGCCTTCTTTTGTTGAATTCCAAAGTCCACTGAAAAATTCCTTGGTACCGTTCCACTTATTTTTAACCCAGTCGGCTGCATTTCCAGGTGCTTCTTTCATCCATGTGCCAGCATTCGAAAAAGCCTCTTTTGTGCCATCCCACATGTTGCTGAAAAATTCCATTGTGGAATTCCAGGCTTTTACAACTACATCAGCAGCGCTTGAGATGACCTCCTGTATATTTTTCCAAATGTTTTTGACAGCATCTCTAAAACCTTCATTAGTTTTCCATAGATAAATAAACGCTGTGACTAACCCTACTACAGCAGTTAAGATTGCGACAAAAGGATTTGATAGCATTGTCTTATTTAAAATTGCTTGCGCTATCGAAAGTGCTTCTGTACCTTCCCTCCAAGCTTTAAATGCTGCATTCACTTTATTCACAAGCATCAACGTTCCGATGCTACCAGCTAAACCTGCAAGCAATGGCGCATAAGGTTTTAACGTATCATACAATGTTTTGGCTGTTTTTATCATTGGCGGAATCATCTCGGCAAATTTAGATAAAGCTGCTTCCATTTTTGCCCCTTTGTCAGCAATGATTTCACTAATACTTCCAAAACCTGCACTTTTTAAGCCTTCGTCAATTTTAGTTACAACGTTGGCCACACCACGGACGATTGCAGTCTTCATGTTAGCTAAACCTGTTTTAATACCAGCGGTAGAATCTTTAGCAATCTGTTCTAATGATTTAAGACCGCCACCGCCTTCTTTATTTAATTTGATTAAAGCATCTTGAAATTCTTCAACTGAAATTGAGCCATCAGAAAGCCCAGCTTTCATCTGTCCAGCTGTTAATCCCATCTGTTTTGCTAAAGCGTTTAATGCTGGTCCTAAACCACTATTAATCATTGAATTCCAAGTTTCAGCATCTACTTTACCATTAGAAAATGACTGTGAAAGCTGAATAATAGCATTTTCTACCATTTCAGCAGAACCACCAAAACCGAGAATTCCATTATTCAAAGCTGCAAAAATTTGTTCTGACTTCCCTAAGTCGTTTGTAGACGAAGCAATTAATTGAACACCTTTAATTGCACTGTCTAAAGGTGTAGGCAACCCTTGGATACTTTTCTTTAAGCTATCCATTGTTTTGGATGTTTCACCAGCTGAAAAGCCCATATTTTCAAATACACGATTTGCGTTATTTAATGTGTCTACACGATTAATGGCCCCGTCGATGTTGCTGGTAATCAATCCAATACCTTTAGAGATAATTTTAGTTGCTCCGCTGGCTAAAAAGTTACCAACAAACGACGTCCATATGTTCCCAAGAGATCGGCCGCCTTTTTGTCCTGTTCTATCAACTTCAACATCAAAGCCTTGTAACTTTTTTACTGCTGAATTTAATCCTTGTGAAAAGCCAGATTCATCCAGTATCATTTTTAAGACTAAGTCTTCATTGTTCAAAAAGTACCCCCTCCCTCTTAGAACATAGTATTTTCATCAAGATATTTGATATTTTCAAATTCTTCTACAGCATCTTTAAATGCGTAAATTTTCAAAAGCTCGTTTAAATCTGTATTTTCGATCTCGTTTAAAGTCCACCCATTCTCAAGAAGCGAACTTTTTAGTTCTGCTTCTCGATATTGTGGCGTGTACTTAAAATGAGGATGATATAAAAGTTCCGTTACTTTTTTTTCTGTTCAGAATAAATTGCATCATAACCAGAAGTAACAGAACCTAACAATTGACCTGTAATCTTCAATAATTCACGAGCATCCATACCGTCAATATATTCTTGTCCAGTAAACTGTCCTTCAAAAATAACGTCAGCAATAAAGTCGTAGCATTCTCTTAAAATAGGACGAATTGCTTCCATATCATTTGTTTTTGTTGCTTCTTCTAACCTGATTTGTAAATCAGTCCCTGTATCCATGACTGAACCTGGTAAAAATTCTGCCGACGTGAATTGTTTTGTAGTATATTTGCTTCCATCTTTAATCATTAATTTAATTTTTTGTTGAAATTTACTTGCCATTTTAATTCCTCCATATAAAATAGGACGACAAGGTCGTCCTAAACTGTTATTTTTAATCTGCTGTTGTTACATGTAATGTACATTCTGCGGTAAAGTTACCATCTTCTGTTGTGACTACGATTTTCGTTGTCCCTTCTCCTACAGCAGTAACCTTCCCTTGAATTGGTGTTACAGTTCCAATAGCCTCGCTTTCTGAACGGAACTGATATTTTTTATTTGAGGCGTTATCTGGTGTAATTGTCGGTGTTAAGGTTGCTGTTTGGCCAACTTTTAAATTTAACTCTGTTTGGTCTAAAGTTACACCAGTAACAGCAGTAGTATTTTCTTTACGTGGATCCATTACCTCAGTAAACCAGTTTTTAATCATCTCTAAGTCAACACCTTCATCGTCTTCATCCACGGAATACATATAACCCAACCCTGGAACATCAACGAAAGACCCCGTCCATTCTGGATGGGTATAAGATACTGAACTTCCTTCTAATGTAGATGTTTCATCAGATGTTAAAGCAAATTTTCCTTTATAGAAAATCGTATAGCGATATTTACCGTTCGATTTTCGGCGACGATAAGCAAATGCGCCATCTGATGCAATATCATCCGCAGACCGCAATACGCCACCCTTTAATTTTTTTCCCCCTGTAATTTCAGCTAAAACTTCATTTTGGTAGCCGTTTGTTTCTAAAGTAACTTCTGCACCACCAAATGCAACATATTGATCTTGAACTACACTATCGCCATAGTCAGGCGTTGTTTCTGTTGTAACATCTGGTTTGATACTTACAGCAGTACCGATTGTAATTGGCGCTCCGTAAACTGGAAAAGCGCCCGTTTCGTCTGTTAGTGGGAACCACGTTGGCTTCTCTACAGAAATGACACTTACATTTTTCTTTTTTGCCATCTATTTTTCACTCCATTCAATTAATTGAGGGAACGCAACATTAAAATTGATATGTTGAATTCCGTCGGTTTTAAACGTTTGATAATCTTCTGGGAACAATTCGTTTCCGTCCAAATTCAACACATTAAAAAAAGCCCCGCAGCTTTCTGTTAGGCTTTTTACTAATTGTTTATCTTTCTTACTATCAACCAGTGCAATATCAACATTGTATGCTTTATTTTGAACGTTTTGACCTACATTATCAGTCAGACTCTCTTCAAGACTTAACACAAAATAAAACGGTTCTGACGATTGCATTACATCATCAAGATAGATAGGCGCATTCGAGAACTGTTTTATTGTGTCAGTAAGCATTTTTAAAATTTTATCGTACATATCTATCCTTTCTTAACAATGATAATCGCCATTTGTTTAAATCGTTTCGGAATATATGTTGCATGAGCTAATTTATTAGATTTTTGCAACATAAATCTGCCTTTAACAAATCCGCCATTTTTTGTTCGATGGCCATCGTTTACATATCTAAAATATTTTTCATTATTAATCAATGCTCCCACGATACGACCGCTAGACAACTTTCTAGCTTTAATGATTCGATAGCCTCGTCTTAAATCACCAGATTTAACTGGTGTCAAAGGTACAATTAACTGATAAATTTTAGCTAACGAATCATTCACCATTGCAGTACCTTCTTTTTCAGCAATGGGTGTCATTTTCTTTAAATTTGCAATAACTTTATCAGCATTTGATTTCATTCTAAGATCGCTTTTACTCATCAATTGCACTTCCTGATAGCACTACTTCTATATGGCTTGGATAATAAAAAGGTTTTTTTGAAAATAACACATGTTTTTGACCTGTACCTTGAGTAATAGTTATTCTATCTCCTTTTTTAACTTTTATATTAGGTTCTAAAAAAAGTTTTTGTTCTTCATAAGAGATATTAAACGCTTCTTTGTTTTCTATTACAGGTAAGTTTCCCATACTTCCTTGAGAGAAAGCACAGGGTAACTTGCCATCATGAATTGGAAAATAAACTTGTTCAGTAATTCCGCTTTCCACATTTTCAATATCACTTATTCGCTCAATAACACAGGTATCAAAATAAGTAGCTGCTAAAACTTCTGCTTCATTCAATAGAAAAACACCCCGCTATCACAGCCTAAAATACGTTTAATGGCACTGCTATAGTTCTTCATGAGTGATTGTATGTCTTTTGATTCAACTACATAACTAATTGATGTATCACCACGTTTTACACTAGCAACAGACTTATCTATTTCGTTTTTTAAAGCTTTATAGATAACCTCAATTATAAGTGGTTCAAACTCGTCCCAAGCAATATCAATTTTACAAGTATTGTAAGAATTGATTTCAAAGATAACAAGGTTTAAAACAGACAAAATCCTATCTTCAGAAGCGTTAGGTAGCATCAATTGAATTTTCTCAACGATTTCTTCTTTTTTTTCATCAACCATAAAGCATCATTACCTAAACTTTAAAAGTATCTGCAGCACGTTCTAATATCTCAATAGCTTCTTTGTCATCTTCTGAAACTACAAATTCATTATTTTCGTTTGCTGTGATAAATTTTTTTGTTTTAGGATGCATAAAGCCCACAAAGTTTTTCTTGTCAAGCACACGATAGGTTACTTCTTTTTTTGCTGTTGCCATTTTTAATTTCCTCCTTCGTTATTATATTTTAGGCTTTCAAGTTCAAGATTGCTCCAGAATTAGAAGCTTTGTATTCAATTGAATACTCACCAACTAATCCAATCCGTCTTGAATCTGTTGTTTTTGCTAATTCTTCCGCACGCCATTCACGTAGTGGACGTAATTTTACATAATTAGTATCAATAGCTGCGATTGTTCCATTAGGTAAATTAGGTTCAATTAACGCAATTCCTGAGCCGTAATTTGAGACAATATTTCCAAGTTGCAATCCAAAAGTAAGTTTATCGCCAAATTGCACAATTTTTGTTGATTTTTCATCCAACTGATCAGTCATTAATTCTTGCATATCAGGTGCTACTAAACATAATTTTTCGCCCATGTATCCTTTTTGGAACATTGTTTTAAATAAGGCATCAATATCTTTTCTTGTTACTGCCCCCGCAGCTGCTGTTTCGACTTTATTCGTTGAGCTAATCAAATTTAAAATTCCGTTCATCTGACGACCTTTAGAACCAGATTCATCAGCCTTTACACCAACAATCAATTTACGATTTAAGTCAATTTTCATTTCTGTAGCACGAAGAGCTACTTGGCTATTCAATTCATTTCCTACACCATCTACATTAATAGCATCTAATGTGCCAGATACAGAAGTTGATTTTCTGAAAATTTCAGTATAGTTGTTAAACCATGTACGATCAGATTCCGCATCTGCGTATTCTCCGCCTTCTAATTGAGCAGATGAATCATCATTATTCATGCCATATTCTCGCCATTTAATCTCAGTTGACTTGGCAGCTTCAACTTTGCCTGCGCCTAACAAATAGCTTAAAAATGGTGTGTTTGGAACTTGTAATGCGTTAACTTCCTGTGAAATATCTAAATACTCAAGATTATTTAATGAACTTTTTTTCATTTGTATTTTCCTCCTAATCGATAAAAGCTTGTAATTTTTGTCCTAATGCTACCTCTGGATTTTCAAACGATTTTGTTTGATTACCAGTTCCCATATTGGTTTGTTGCGATTTATTACCAAAAGCTTTAGTCATTTCTACATTTTTAATAGCTTCTGCATGCTTATCATTTATTGCTTCTAAAAGCTCTGTAAAGCCTTCTACAGCCTTCTTAGTAAATTCAGTATCTGAACTAACAAGATTATTTAACATAAATTGAGAAATAGAATCTTTCAAATCTCCGTCCCAATCTAAGCCAGCAATTTTTTCTGCAACAAAAGCCTTATTATCACTAGTCACACGTAATGCCTTTTCAGCTTCAAATTCAGCCTGTAATTCTTCTAATTTAATTTGTTCAGGAGTTTTATTTTTCTTAGATTCTTCATACTCCTTGATTGTTGTTTCCTTGATTTTTTCAAGATTATTTTGTTTCCAAGCTTCTAATTGTTTATCTGCAGCTGATTGTGACTGTGATTGTACAAATTTTTGTGCTTCTTCATTTGATTCTACAAATGCCTTAAAATCATCGAAAGTGAAGTTTGTACCACCGTCTTCTTCGGCAAACATTTGTAAATCCATTGGTAATAAGTTTGGTTTCATTTTGTTTCTCCTTTCGCCCCACGATTCGACTAATCGCCCCGCATTGCTTTAGATTTATTTATTGCGCCCCACCATTCAATTAAGCCCAGCATTGCGCTAGTTTAACGTCATTTCGGACAAAAGAAAAGCCTAACTTTTGTTAGACCTTTTCCTTCACTTTAATTTTAAAATATTTTTCTATATCCATTTCTAACTCTTCTAAAACAAAATCTTGTAATTTCAAAAATTTCTTGTAGTTAAACAAATTAAAAAAATATAATTGGGAAATTCTATACCAATAGTAAAGTTTTCGTTTTGTTGTTATTGTTAAAACACATTCTTTTTTTAGATGTTCCTCGTAGTCTGCATCTAAATAATCATATGGATCCATTTAATCACCTCATAAGATTCCTAAATCTTCTAATTCCCACAACTCGTCTAATTCATCTTCATCCATTTAATCAATCGACCTCGCATAGCCTGCTATATTTCCTAAATTAAATACTGCATGTCTTGCAGTCTGAGTAGATTGCCCTAAATAGTCAAAAATAACCATTGTTTTACCATAACTATCTTCTTCAACTTTAAAATTAGTTACTCTTTGAAATAACGCTGTCTTAGCATCATTAAAATAAATAACTATGGAAACATCGTTTTCTGTTGTATCAAAACCGTTATTCATCTAATCACTCCCAATTCTTGTGAACCAATTCAGCACCTAACATTTGATAATCAGTGACAGCATCTTTTACATTTTGCAGAGTTCTCGACACAATCGAAATAGTTAATTTACTTTTTCTACCTGGTATAGAATACAAAATATCAACGTGACAATAATTACCACTCCAAACCGATTTAAGCTCATCTTTGACGATATTACCGTTGCCATCTCTCAAAGTGTGATTGGTCAAATATCGTTCATTATCTTGTTCAAAAGCTTTTTTATAGGCTTTTTCTGTACCATTGGTAACTTCTAGATTTAACACTGCTTCAAATAATCCTTTCATTGCTATCTTCCTCTCCTATTTAATTTTATTCCCCAATTATTATTAGCGAATTCATCCAATAAATCACCAAACATTTCCTCGTACAATTTATCTATGTCATCGCTAATTTCAGGAATAATTGGTATTTCAGTACAACGGCAACGTCCATGATACGGTGGATGCCAATCATCTTTAATCTCTTTTCCATGACGTCCACCACAAATAGAACAAACACGCTCATCTTCTGCCGACCAGCTTTGTGTTTGCTTAACACCTACATCCTTTAGCGATTTTCTTACACCTTCTACAGCAAAATGTGAATATTCCGTTCTAACAAGATTTTCAATCGAACGATTAAACTTTCCTTGTTCCAACTTAAACATACCGATAATAACACCATCGTTTTTCATCGTTCTAAGAGCTTCCACAACCCCTTCACCACTTGCCAATGAATTAATAATGGAATTGCTCAAACGTTGCTCTAAGGTTGATATATTGCCCCATAAACGAGATGAAAATGTTTTTCCGCTCCACGGATAGTTCATGATGTTTTCTAGCTCATTCTTAGTTAAACCAGGTGCTGAACCGCCTAGTAATTGTATCAACGCATTAGAATTAGAATTGTAGATTCGTTTTGTGATATTCTCTAAGTCGTTATTAAATTTACCATTAACATCACTAGCTATTGCTTCACCTGCAAGGGTAGAAAAAATGTCTGCTCGTAATTGTAACAAGCGATTAACTTTCGCATAGTCAAAAGGTGGAAAATATTCATCAATAAACTGCTTATAAGCTTCGTCAGACTCCATCAACTTTTCATAGTTCTTCTCAATATACTTACGGTACTTCTCTTGGTCTCGTTTGCTAAAATCTTCTAGCATCTCACTTTGAGTAATACCGTGTAAATCAGCTTGTGCCAATAACTGTCTTTGAATTTTAACTAAAGCACGTTCGAAAACAGATTCTAGTTCACTAAGAGTTTTCTTTTCCAGTTTCAAGCGTGCTTTGTCTTCTAATTCACGCCGTTTTTCCCAGTAACGTTCACTAACTGTTGCTTTCTTCTTCGTCATTATCCGCACCACCTAGTTTGTAGTCACCACTAGGATAATCTTGACCTTGTTCTAAATTCATCAAGTCCATTTCATAATCTGGGTCTTTAGCAAATGGAATCTGATTAATAATTGTTCGTTTAGATAGAAACGGCGAAAGTTTTGGCAATGCATCAGCAAGATAGCCAATATCTGTTGGCAAACTGCGACTGAATGTAAACACAATTTTAGACACATCTAAATCAAGCTTATCGTTAAATTTAATGAAAGCGGCCATCGTTTCAGCGGTTTCTTTTAATCCTTCTTTGAAGTACTGTTCTTTTGTATTTGTTTTGGCTTCTAGTGCTATTATTTGCCACTTGCGAGCTTCACCAGAAGCGTTTGATTTAAATACCTCATCATTAAAGTCAATTGATTTTGTGATTGTATAGAACATTTTTTTTAGTTGGTTTAGATGATACTCGTTAAAATCTTTATTAATATCTTTCGTTACATACCCAACCTTAGCTTGTGGATCTGGCAAGTTAAGGATACCTAATTGTTCCATCATTCTTTGTGCTTTTTCTTCATCTAATATTGAGCCGCTAATGGCCATATAAGCAAGTTTAAACTGTTCAACTTCGTTTTGTTGGTCTGATAAGCTTCTATCGAATGCATCAGAAAGTTCTTCCGCCACTTCAAAATCGCAATAACGATTCGTGTTATTTTTAAATTCTGATAAGTAAAACGTTTCTAGCGGGTTTTCTACTTCCTCAATCAATTTAAATGTTCCAGATGTACCGACTAAATTAAATTCAATGTATCTGCTATATATGCGTATTCTTTCTTTAGTAATGACTTTCATTTCTTCAAAAAATTTTTTTTGGTGTGTGTCGTATTTTTCACGAATAAAGATATCTGCATTTTCGTATTTTTCAGCTTTCCATGGTTCGATATTGCTCGCCCATAATTGCCAACCTTCCTTGGTTTTAACAGGTTCTAACAAACGAAAAGCAACACCACAAGCTCCTTGAAACCGAGCTGTGTCAGAATCAAGCATGGCAAACCGCATATCATTCACTAACTCTGTAAGCCGTTCGAACTCTTTTGGTGTTTTGGTGTTTTTTAATGTATTATTCAAAAATAAATCTTTAGCACGTTGCATAATTGATCGTCTCTGCTCTGTAATATCGTAATCCCACTTAATTGGAATACCTGTGAAATGGTCCGCTGCTTGATCGACAATAGTATTGTATAAACCGGCATGAAGTTTATTATTCACTTTTATAATCTTTGTGTTTGGTTTAGGTCTTCTATCAATCTCATTTTGTTCGCTTGTATAAGCTTTGTATTTGCGCTCTCTATCATCAAAAAATGGCTTCATTTCAGTAATAAAATCATTAGGATCGAAAACTTCTTCATTAATTTGTGTAGAATATTTTGTTCGCAATCTTTTATACCGCTTTAAACTTAAATTGTTTTGAAACATTTTCACACCTCCTAATATTGGATAAATCTAACTTGGTTATCATTTGCTAATGTTTCTACAATGCCTGTTACAGCATCTGGTGCATCATCGTGTTTGTTTTTACCTTCCCTTTGGTAGGTCGTCATAGCTTCATAAAATTCTGGCCATCTTATTTTCCAATCTGATGGGAAATACACATTATTTTCTACAAGTGCCGAATTAGAAAGAATACGTGATTGTTTATTTGCCGATTGATGAAACGGCTCGTAATAAGCACCACGATATCCTCGTTCTTTAACAATTCTTTCTGAATTACGAGAAAAACCACGCCCACCAGAGTTGGACTCAATGCGGACATGGTTTACTTGGTTATTTTTAATTTGTTCAGCGTGTGCTGTTTCCGTTTGTTCCATTGGTTCTTTTGTAAATAGAACATCCAATACTTCTGCTTTATGATCTTCTGTCTCACCAAAAACAATTGAACAAAGATTATCAGCACCAGTGTCTGCTGTATCGGTATAATTCCATATTTTAATGTAATTAGAGCGTGTTTCATATGTTGAAAATTTTTGGTACAAACGACCTTTTAAATCAATCGGTTCTTGTTGATAGTTAGCAGAAGCAATATCTGCACCCATCGTTTTCTTTTTACGGAAATATTCTTCTTTAGAAAGGACAGACTCACAAAGCATGGTGTCTGTTTCTTCGTTATATGCTTTCATGCTAATATGCTTTACTTTATAACCAGATTGAGGTAACTCCTTTAAAGCTTTTCCTGCTAAATCATTAGAATGCCACCTAGTCATGATGATTATAATTTTACCGCCTGTTTCTAAACGAGAAAGCATAGTATTGGTAAACCAATCCCAGTGCTTCTCTAAAACCATAGCATTATTTGCTTCTTCGGCATTTTTAATTAAATCATCAATGATGATGATGTCTGCACCAAAACCTGTAGCTGTTCCTGTTGGGGATGTCGCTAGATAATTATTGTACCCACCATTCAAGCTCCACAAATTCATAGCGCCATCACCTGATTTTATTTCTACACCAGGGAATACATCTGAAAATACTATCCTGCCTTCATCAGCTTTAATTTCCTGAATAGCATTCCTCACACCTTTAGAAAATGTTGTAGATAATGTTTCGTTATACGAACCCGTCATTATCTTTTTTTGATTGTCATTTCCTAATAACCATTCTACGAATTTACCAGCAGTTCTTGATTTTCCATGTCTAGGTGGTTCATTGATAACTAGAACGTCATCGTCACTATCATAAATGAATTCTTGTAAATCATCGCATAATTCTTTTAAGTACACTCTATCTTGTTTGTAAAAGTCAGATGCCGTTAATTTGCAATAGTCCCAAAAATAACGACGGGATAATTCTAACTTTGCACCTAAAACAATTTTATCCATCATCTTTAGCTAACCTTCTTAATTCTTCTTCAGATAAGTTAGTGAACGGATTGCTAACAGACATTTCGCCAGAAATTTGAGTTTCTTTTCGATCTCGCCATTCGTCTGGCTTTCTGTTTTTCAACCAGAAAATAGCCGCAGTTGGATTAGGAGCTACTTGTTTTGTAACCTTTTTTGTAATCTCCATACCGTTTTCTGTCAGTTCTTCTGTAACTTCGGTGTATTCGTAGCCTGTAGCACTCTTAAATAAAGCATTTTCAACTTGTCTATCAACGACTTCTTTTCCCTTTTTTAAGGATGCCGAAAGTGCCGGAAATTTTTTTACCCATTCTCTGAAAGTTGAATAAGCTACCCCGATATTTTGGGCTATCTGCTTATCGATGAGGCCATCTCGTGCCCATCCTTCGATTTTGATTAACCCTTCCTCGGTTAGCCACTCTGTGTACTTCGCCATGACCTCACCGCCTTTCTATTTAATAACTTATTAACGCATATACTTCTCTACATTTTCTAGTATATGCTTATCTTTCCAACTGCCATGCCCACAATAAACTAACTTGCACGCATCAATTTCCTTTGGTGTAGCTTCTCTCGTCATTTCGACAATAGATGCATTCTTTTTTATCTGCACAGACATAACAACGCGCATTGAATCAGTTGAGCGGTTCGGCTGTGGATATTTATGTGTTAGCGATACATACCAATAGTTTTTCATGCTCTCTCTCCTAATTGTTTTTATGTACTTGATTCAATAAATCACTTCTTGCTATACTATTCATGGGTAGCAACTCCTTTTTGTAAATAGCAATCAACAAAAATTGTGCACGAATGCTACCTAGCCACTAGAACCCATAGTCTAGTGGCTTTTTTATGTACGAAAAAAAGACCACTCATTTACGTTGAGTAGTCTGCTTTAATTCTTTTTTCAAACGATTTAGTTTTCTTGCATCTTCCTGCTTAATTATTTCAAATAACTTAAACATAACAATACCTCCAAACAAAAAGAGGCACTTTTAAGCTAGTGCCTCACGTGAATGTAGCAGAAACATCTATTGACGATTCTTTTATTTAAGTAGCAAAGCTACCTATTGGAACAATAGGACTCGAACCTATACCGACGGTTTTGGAGACCGCTGCTCTACCAGTTAAGCTATATCCCATTAACACTCACAAACCTGTAGAAAAAAGAGAGAGGAATTACACCCCATTTCTTTTAGTTTGAGAACGTCTGATTTGTGAGTGAGCATCGCAACTAACATAGCGCTATCTTGACAAGTGCTTTCGGCGTACGTCTACGTGTAAGCTTCATGCCAAGTGTATTGCAATATTTGCTACCTAGACTAAACGAGACAGAAAGAACTGGACTTTCCACATCCTTATTCTTTATTTTTATAGGTAGCCTCAAAAGATAAGTGAAACGGAGCTAAGATAGGTAATGCATGCCTTACCTCGTTTCCTTATCTTTCGACACTACCATAATAACATGGATTTCCGAATAAAATCCCTACAATTTCCCTACAAAAACCCTACAAAATTTTCTATTTATAAATAACTAAACTTCCGTGTTTATAGGCCTCAGCAAATTCGATCAAAGCATTAGATTTTAACTTCTCAACATTTTTTTCACCATATCCACGTATTAACTGCCCTATTTCCCAATTGGTATGTTTTTCTACATCGCAAAAACTATAGTATAGCACTTGACGACTAATAAGGCTTAATGCCATAAGCCCAGATAAAATTGCGTCTCTTTCTGCTTCTGCATCTGCTAATTGTACTAGCGCATCTTCTGCTTTGTTCCCATGACTTTGGCTTTTAGGCATATCTGTAATAATTGGTGATTTTAAATCTATCAAAGAGCGACCAGCTATTCGCTCTAAACGTCTAAAATTCTTCAACACATTTCTGGCATTCGCTTTTGTTTGTCGAAAATCTACTTCTTTTAGCAATTGAATCAAGTGGAATCGCTCCTTTTGTGGTATAATAACTATGTCGAAAATATTACTCACAGCCGGAGCAATCTGGCTTTTTTTATTTTCTACTAAATAAACTTTTTACAATACGTACTATGAGATAGTATTTTCAAATACATTTACTCATGATATAATCATATTAACTTTCTTGGGGATTTTATTTCTGAAATAAATTTCTCCTTTTCTATGATAACTGGCGGAAAACAGTTATCGATAGTTCCTGTCTCCACCAGAGACGCAATGTCAACCTTATTTGTTGGCACTATTAGCACTTTACTTGGGAAAAGTGCTAACTACCACATTAGTCAGCCAGTGGTCGGCTGGCTTTTTGTTTGCAAAAAATCAGCTAGTTATTGTAAAAAAGTTGCAATAAGTTAAAACTCCAATGTAATTGGCCTCCCGTATTTTAAAATTCTCCATTCGCCATCTTTTGTATTGGTTTTATTCATATGATTTCTTTCATCACGAGCTATCGTATAATCGAAAAATAAATCGGCTTGCTCTGCTCCATGTAAGTATTCAACATAAACGCCGTCTACTTGCCTTCCTAAGATATAAACTTCTGGATAACTTAGCAT